GTTGAGCCAAGTGAAGGCGAGCCGGTGTATCCGTGGCCGTATCCGATCAACACGGGTGGGCCTCAGCTCCTCAAAGGCCGCACGCGTGCCTGCGCCTTCTGGATCTCGGCGTTCGTGCCGAAGGGCCGGCGCTATCTCATGGACACAGCCACGCTTAATCCGGTCGTGAAGATGGGGAACCACAACTTAGCCGGCGATGCGATTCCTGAGAATTGCCTCCTCGTGCTGGTCAACCCAGAAGACGCCGACCATATTCGCAAAGCACTCAACACGCGTAGTCCTGCGCCGCATCCGAGCGTTGTCGCGGCCGAAATTATCGACCGGCTCGTTGCGGCGAACCCGAGCATGGCGGAGAAGACCGGGTGGAAGAGCTTTCCGATTCGCCGGCCATGACTAAAATGCGGACCCGCGAGGTCCTTGCGGGATAGGCTATTCAGGCATGACCGTTGAAATTCGATGCTGTTGCAACCCGGCGCAGCTTCTTGGCTGGGTGGAGCTGGCTGGGCGCGACGAGATACGCGAAGGCGAAGCGATCTCGTTTGCGCTCCGCGAATTGTATCCTCCTGAGCGCCTGAGCGATGCTGAGGCCGACTATTGGGCCTTCGGGCGGATTGCTCCGCCGGAGATTCTGCGGCTTGATGTTGCCTTCTGGAGCCATGTGGTCGCGCAGTCGGACGGCTCAAGGCACATGGAGAGCGGGCTCGCGCTCAAGAGCGCCGACACGCCAATCGAAACGCTTCGGCGGATCAGAAGTTTTAGAGAAAACATACTATGAAGGTCGGAAGCTGGGTGCAGCTCCGCCAGCGCGTCCGGGAAGGGCCGCAGAAGGCGCAGATCGAAATCGAGGCTGACGACTTCTGCGAAGGCGCTGTGCGGCTCTCCAAGCGCCTCGACGGTTTCGAGTGGTGGAACAAGTCCGATCTCCGAGCCGCGAAACAACCGGCTCATATCGTGCGCCAGCGGGCGCGCCAGAAGAAACACGATGACCAGATACGAAACCCGTGAAGTGCTCGCGGACGCTTATCTCGCCCCGAGTAAAGGCCAGACCATGCTGAGCCACCTTGTCGAAGTCGGCGATCCGGGCTCTATGGACGAGCGCGGCCTCGTGCTTCGCGTGTATTGCGGCCGCGTTTCTCCGCTTAGCATCGCCGACCGCTATGCGTCCGATCCCAGCGCGCGGCCGAGCTGTCGGCAATGTCGCGCGAAATTCGACAAGCTTCAGGAGACCAGCGCATGAACAGTGAAAGCGCCATGAAGTGTTATCGCATCAAGATGGCGGTTCAGCCCGATCTACGCGTGCCGCGCTATGAGCCCAGAGAGCACAAGGTCTGGGCCTATTCGGCGGAGGATGCGGTGTTTCAGACGATGTTGGGACGGTCGACTGATTCTTTGGTCGAAAGCATCGAGCCATGGGACCGGCCGAAGCCGCAGGAGATCGAGCGGATCGAGCTGGAAGAGTTGCCGGTTCAAGAGCGGTGCGGCGCCGTCCTACATCTTGTCCCGTCGGTGCCTCCAGAAACATGGATGTGCGTGCTGCCGAAAACACACAACGGAGATCATGTCTTTAACTTTCAGCCGAGAGGACAAATTCTCGACGGCGCGCTGCTTGGCCGCTTCTCCTTGGCGCTCCGAGCGACGGCGGTTCAATATCTGCACTGCGAGCCCAGAGCTGGGCATGTGCTCGAGACGCTCGCCGGCTTTCTCGATGACCCGAAACGCGCGGCCGAGCGGCTGAAGCAGGAAGACGATCGGCTCGGGCGGCTCGGGCTGGTTCGGTGAGCGCCGACGCTTGCCCGCGATGCGGAGAGCCGCTTGAGTATGACGAGGCCGACATCGGCGTCGGCACGATACGCGGCAACCCCGGCTGCCCGAACTGCTTCTGGACGCCGGACGAGGCCGCCGTCGAGGAGATGGTCGCGCTAATCATGAAGTGCCCGAACTGCGGCGCGCCGCAGGAAGATCACGACGGCTTCGGCGTGCTAAGCTGCGCGGTCTGCGGCTACTGCACTCACCCGAGCTTGACCGGTGGAGTCTGTGATATATGTCACAAGAAACCGTGAAGCCGCTTCAGGCGGCCATTAATGGGGCGCTCTCGGCCTCGACGCTCTCGGGCTGCCGGAGCCAGCGCGGCGCGGCGGTCTTTCGCGGCTCCGAGCTGATCTCGGTCGGCTTCAACCATAAGCCGTTCCCTTTCGTCTGCTCGCAGACCGTCGGCTGCAAAGCGACATGTCGTATAGAAGCGGTGCACGCCGAGCAGATGGCAATTAATGGTCTGCCGCGCCGGTTCACTGACGGCGCCGATCTTCTGCACGCCAAGACCGTCGACGGCGTGCTCGTGCCGTCGGGCGAGCCGAGCTGCGTCGAATGCAGCAAGCTGGCGCTCGAGCAGGGCCTCGCGGCCGTCTGGCTCTTCCACGAGAGCGGGTGGCGCCGCTATCCGATCATCGAATTTCACCGGCTCTCGGTCGAGTTTAGCCGGCGCACGATGGCGCCGCTCGACGGATTCCGCGTATGAAGGCGCCAGAGCAGGAAACACCGGCCGAGAAGAAGGCGCGGCTTTCGGCAGAGATCGCCCGGACGCCAAGCTGGGAGTCTTTTATCTCGGCGTTTAGAGACCGCGCTAGTTCATGCCGGGAGACCTGTAATTGCGGCAGAGAATTTTACAACCCCGGCAATGGCTGGGACTGGGAGTTTGGTGAAATCGAAGCGCTGGAGGCCGTGAAAGCTACGCCGCTCAACTACGCAGTCCAACGCATCAGGCTGGAAGGCTGTATCTATGTCGAAGATTGCGACTGCTGGCACGAGCGGGCGCTTCGGATTATCGGTTTTATTAACCGTCATAATTACGCGCTGGCGGACTTTCTCACGCTTGAGAAAACCAGAAAGCAGCTTGAAGCCGACCGCTCTCCGGTGGTTAAGTGAAGGAGCGAAAAGCGCCAGCGCTCCGGCGGCATCAGGACGGCGTTCAGATCGCCGTGGCCTTCATCGACATCATGGAAAGCGAAGAAGTCGTAGAGGGCCACTTCTGGGCGCCGAGCGCGAACGGCATCCGCTACGCGCCGAGTAATGTCCGCTGTCCGTTTTGCTTCGGCGCGATGGAGCTAGTCACCGGAAAGTATTTCGGGCGCATCATGGCGGAAGTCGAAGGCAAGCGCACGAAGCAGACGGCGCAGGCCTCCGTGGAGTTCATGCCGGAGACGCACGAGGCGCTCTCCTGCACCGGCTGCGAAATTGTGTTGACGAGGCCGAAAGAACATGAATAAGAAAGAGCTTCAGTTCGTCGAGCTAATTTTGAGCCGCTGCAAGCCATGCGACACAAAGATCGCCAAGGCGCTCGCGCTCGTGCGCAAGGACCTCGCCTGCTATGACGCGCGGAAGGGCCAGCTCCGCGAGAGCTACGAGCACGACAGCTTCGATCTGCATCTCGGAGGCCTATGAACATTCCGTGGTGGGCCGCCGTCGCCTTCGCGCTCCTCGTGGCGCTCTTCGTCATGGTCGAGCCCGAGCAAATTCTATCGGCCCGAGAGAAAGTGCTCGAAGCGCTGAACGGCGAGCGGGAGCAAGGCGCGCTCGCTATCGCGGCCGAGACCGGGCTTCTTATCGGGACCGTCTATGCCGTGCTGTTCGTGCTGGAGGAGCGCGGCCTCGTCACGAGCCGCTGGGAAGGCCTCGACTATCCGCGCAAGCGCCTGTATCGCAGAGCTTCTAAGCTCGGGTAGGCCGAGCGTTTGCACTCCAGCTTCTCGGAGGGCAAGCAAATGAGCCATGAAAAGCAGGACGTCCAGACCGTGAAGAAAGATGCCGTCGGCGCCATGACCACTGAGAATACGCCGCTCGGGCAGCCGAAGCAGGCCGAGCCGCACGATCCGAACCCGCCGAAGGGCCAGCCGGGCACGACGGAGAAGCCGAAGACGGTCGAAGAGCCGTCCCAGCATCCGCCGAAGAAGTAAGTTCCGCTCGCGGCGCTGGCTTTTCGCTGAGGCTGGCGCCGCTCCTGAAGGCGCGCTAAGATACGGCGCAATGGCCACCGTTAAGATACCTGTCGAACCCGTCGAGGCTCCAAAGGCGCGGCTCTGCTGGCAGCAGCCGCCGAGCGACAACCCGCTAGCGCAGCGGCCGTATTGCGACCGCCGGCAAGGACATGACGGCAAACACTCGTGGGATACGAGCGCCGAAGCCGACCGCGAGCTGGCCGCGAAGCTCGATCTCCTTAGCTCGGAGCTAAAAGCCGAAGCCGAGGCCGTCAAAGGCCAGCAGCGGCGCGACGAAAGCGACATCCTGCTGGATATCGCCGGCAAGCTGGACGGCCTCTCCGGCGCCGTGCCGGCAGGCGCGCAGCATGCGCCAGTCCTGACAAACCAGAACGGCGACGTCATTTCCGGCGCGGAGGAAGTGCCGAGCGCTGAGCCGAAGCAATGACGCGCCACGAAGCCGAAACGCTTCGCTGGTTTCTCTGCATCGTTGCTCTTGCTGTAGCGATTACTTTAGGCTTGCAAGCTGTCATTGGAGGCTACTGGTGAACGCAGCGCTTTTGGCTTTGCTCCTGCTTTCCGGACAGAACCTCGGCCAGCCGGCGACCTGCGGAGTCCAGCAGCTCCGCACCGGAAGCGATGCGATCTTTAAGCATGGGCTGACGCACAAATGGGTCTGCGACCGCTTGCCGGGCAGCGGCAACCCGGTTCTCGTCAGCAAGACATGGTTTAAAGCGACCTGCTACGCCACGAGCAGCACCACGGCAAGCTGCCGAGACTTCGCCGTGGCTGATCCGGCGCTCCTCGTCAAAGACGCGGCCGGCCCACCGGTCTGGAAGCATCGCCTCGAAGACGCGGCGCTCGGCGCGGCTGTGGGAGCTATCGTCGTCGGCTGCATTGCTTCCGGCGGCTGCGCGGCTATGGGTGGCGGATAATGAGCGACTGCGGAGGACCTAAGCCTGTCTTTGGAAACTTTGGAACGCTAGGTCGCGTTCACGCCACTCCGTCAGGCCCTAAGCCGACAGCCGATCAGCAGGCTAATCGAATGCGCGTGGGCGAACGATATCGAAACGAGCGCACAACGTTGCCACCGAAAAGAAAAAGGCCAAGCGCGGCGCTCTTTCAATATCAGGAGTTCGAAAAGGAAGCGGAAGCGGTCTGCCAGCACGGCACGGCGCTCGACGTGCATTGCTGCAATTGCCACAGCGGCTTCATTTTCGACATCGATCACGAATGTCCCGAGCCATAATGTCGCGCGAACAATTCGAGGCGTTGCTTCTTGAAATCAACATGCGAATCGCCGTGCTGCAAACACAGCGCGATCTCGAAGCCGCGAAGCAGAAGGCCAAGAAGTGACAAGCGAGCAGCTTTTCGACGGGCTCCGGAGCCTCTATCCGGAAGCGCACGGCTGGGCCTTGCTGCCGCAGGTGCGCGACACGACCGGTATCTACGGGAGCCGCACAGCCGACGGCGTGGCGATGAATACATGGCCGAGCCGAGGCCTTGAAGTCCACGGCTTGGAGCTGAAAGTCACGCGAGGCGACTGGCTGCGCGAGCTGAAGAAGCCGGCCAAGGCGGACAGAATTTTCAAGTATTGCGACCGCTGGTCTGTCGTCATTCCGGAGCACGCTTCGCTTATCGTCCAGCCGGCGGAGCTGCCGAGCAATTGGGGCCTCATTGTCGTCGATGGGAAGGGCAAAGCCAGCCAGCAGCGGCCGGCGCCGAAGCTGAAGCCGGCCGCGCTCGACAAAGGCTTCCTCGCGGCCATTCTGCGGCGGCTGGCGGCCTGCGGCACGCCAGAGGCCAAGATCTCCGCCTCCTTTGCTCGTGGGCTTCTGGAGGGCCGCGAGGAGGGCAAGCGTGAGGCCTTGGCGCGGCTCGAGCGGCGCGGCCAGCGCGAAGAGGTCCGGTGGCAGCGGGAAAGCTTGGAGCGGCTCGAGGAGATTGCCGGCCGCTGTCTCAAGGGCATTCGGCGCGAGCTAGGCGCGCTGAAGGAGCTTCCGGACATCCTCGACGACGCGGAACTTCCGCCACCGGAAGCCAACCCGCCGGTGTCGGCCGGAACGTAGGCGATGTGGCGGATGTCGGCGATGTTCTGGCGTATCTGGGCCTCGGGCTTTCTGCTCGGCCTCGTGGTGGGCCTGCTGCTCTCGGGCTTGCTCTAGTGACGCTCCTCGAGCTTCGGCCACAATTTCTTAAGCTGCATCCGACAGACTCTCGGTTCCGGCGCTATGTTGATAGCAGAGAAGACGCCGACGGCCTGATCTTTCTCTGCCCGAAATGCCTTCAACAGAACGGCATGTCAAGCAAAGGCGTGCACTCGGTGATCTGCTGGAAGCCCAGCGTTTCGCAGACGGTCAAGCCAACGCCCGGACGTTGGCATATTCTGGGCTCTGGCTTCGCGGACCTGACGCTGCAATCGGGCAGCTCCAGCGTGCTTATTACCGACGGCTGCCGCGCGCATTTTTATATCACGAACGGAAACATCATCCCGTGCGATCCATGGACCAGTGGCACGCCTTAAACAAAGTCCATCGCATGATTCTAACCTTCGTGCTGGACAAGCAGGAGGCCACCATTCTCGGCGGCTTTTCCAAGACGCGGCCGGTCTACTTGCCGGCGCTCGGAGACGCGGGCATGATGACGAGCGACGAAACCCTGAGCTATCTCGTCGACGGCGGCTGGCTGGAGCGCTGCGACGGCGACCGCTTTCGGCTCACGAAGAAAGGCAGACGTGCTCTTGAGTGACCCACAGCCGGCGGAGCTGGGCCGCGTAATCACGGCGAAGCTTCATAAGCGCCGAGGCACGAAGGTCCTGCACCTTGTCGTGGAAGCCAGCGGCCATGATGCCGCTATCGACGCGTTCGTGAAGGATCTGAAGCGCCACGGCCTGACGCTCTGGCTCGATCCCGAGCCGTCTCCGCCGGAAGCGCTGAGCGAGACGCTCGTGCTGCATGATCCAGTCAAGGTCTTTGAAATGACCGGCATGGAGGAAGGTGACGTGCTGGCTGCGCCCTGCCGCTGGTGTGGCTACAACGGCGAGGGCTATTGGCAGTCTGGCACGCACGGGAGGCTCTGCCCGTGGCGCTTCATCGGTGGCGAACGACAGCGGCGCTCCATTCTCGGCGAGCACCGGCTGGCTTCGCGCACGCCACTGACCGATGCGGTCAACGCCTTTCCGCCGAGACTGCTGACACCAGCGGAGGAGCAGACACTCGACGCCGGCTTCATCAGCGGCGACGGCTCGGAGACGCCGGCCGGCCTGCTCTCGGTCGACGCATGGAAGGACGCAGGCTCGACCAACGTGGGCTTCGATCCTGCGGCCTTCCAGCGCTGCGCTGACTGCGCGCGGCCTCGGCTCTGCTCGGCCCACAAGCGCTGCATGTGCAAGCAGATCAACAAATTCGAGGAGCCAGACGAGAACGGCTTCTGCGTGGGCTGCCCAGACAATGCCGCCTGCCTTGCGCTCGGCTGCTCCGGCCCGAAGGAGGGCCACGCATGACGGCCGCCGAGGTGCGGCGGCTGCTGGCTGGGCTGCGCTCCAGCTATCAGCCGAGAACGACGTGGCAGAGGCGGCGCGATGCGTGCCCAGCTATCGCAAGCCTTCGGCCTCTCACAGAGCGCGCTGCCAGAGCACAAAAGACACGGAGCCCACAGTGATGCCGGCTTCGCTTATCGGGTCTGCCTTCCAATTCCGGATTCCGCTGTGCTGGCCGTAGCCCGTTTGCGTTTTCGATGCCTGCCTATCCGACGCGCGCTTGCCCTTGCCGGCCGGACTGCCCAAACCGCATCGCGCGAGGACAGCGCTTCTGCTCTGCGGGCTTGGCCGCCAAGGAAGCCAGCCGTCCGAACCCATGGCTGCGCCGGCTCTACCACACCGCCCGGTGGCTCAGACTCAAGCGCGACCACTTGCAGCGGGAGCCCGCCTGCTACGACTGCCGGAGCCTCGGCAAGATCATTCCGGCCACCGACGTCCACCACAAGGAGAAGCCTCAGACGGAGCTGCAATTCTTCGATGCCTCCACACTCGGCTCCCTCTGTCATAGCTGCCACTCCAAGCGCACAGCGCGCGGCGAATAGCCCGAGCCCGACGAAACGATCAGCTCGACGCCATGGGGGCCGCTTTTATATAGCGGGGGGGAGCTTCGCACGGCTAGAAATGAAGCCCGGCAAACCGCCCGGCTCCCTTTTTAAGAATAAAGCAATAACGAACTTAAGCGTAATAGGCCTGTTTTCGCAGGCTTTCGCAGACATGTCGCCACATGGACCACAACGGGACACCTGAAGCGAATCAAGACACCTTCGGCGACAGGCTTGACCGCTGGCGGCTGGAGCGACACGCGGAAACATCGCGCGACACGCCGGACACGCCAGCGGTTGCGCCCGAGCCGCCGAAGCGGAAGCGCGGGCGACCGCCGATCTCGGACGACGAGAAGCGGCGGCGCGGGACCTTCCAAAAGAGCCGAGCGCGGGAGCCGCTGCCGGTCGAGCCCATGCGGCTGGACACCGATCCTGAGGCGAAACAGGACTATCTCGCGGTCATGGTCGGCTACATGGACGGCGTGCGGAGCGGCCGCATTGTCGCAGGCAAATGGGTCAAGCTGGCGGTCGAGCGGCAATACGAAGACATGGAGCGCGAAGGCTGGGAGTTCGCGTTCTCCCGGTTCTTCGCGTCGAAGGCGTGCGCCTTTATCGAGGCGCTGCCGCATGTGGAGGGCCGCTGGTCGAGCGCGCTGATTCACCTTGAGCCGTGGCAGGTCTTCGTCGTCTGCTGTCTTTTTGGCTGGCGGCACAAGAGCGACAGCTTCCGGCGGCGGTTCACGGTCTTCTATCTGGAGCTGGCGCGGAAGAACGCGAAGAGCACGCTCGCAGCCGGCATGGCGCTCTATCACCTGCTCCGCGAAGACGAGCCGGGCGCGCAGGTCATCTGCGGCGCCACGACTGGCTCGCAGGCACGTATTGTGTTAGATATCGCCAAGAAGATGTGCGACCGCTCGGCCTTCCTGCGGCAAGCGGGCGTGGTCACGCTCTCCAATTCGATCCGCTATCTGGACGGGCTCATGAAGAGCATCAACGCGAAGGCCTCGTCGCAAGACGGGTTGAACCCCAGCGTGATCCTGCTCGACGAAGCCCACGCGCAGGACTTTGAGCTGCACGACGTGCTGAAGAGCGCGCAGGGCGCACGGGACAATTCCCTTATGCTCTGCCCAACCACGGCTGGCTATGACCTGCTCTCGGTCGGCTATGCCATGCACCAGACGGTGCGGAAGATCCTTCAGCACGTGGTCTCGGCGGAGCATTACTTCGGGATCATCTACGCCATCGACTACGAAGACGGCGACGACTGGCAGGACGAGACCGTGTGGCCGAAAGCGAACCCCATGCTCGGCGTGACGCCGAAGATGGACAAGTTCCGGCAGAACTTCGTCGACGCCCAGAACATGCCGGGCGGCGAGCGCGACTTCCTGATCAAGCAATTGAGCGTCTGGAGCGGCGCCGGCACAGGCTTCCTCTCTCTGGCGAAGTGGGACAAGTGCGCGGACCCGAGCTGCCGGCTCGAGCGCTTCATCGGCAAGGAGTGCTGTATCGGCGGCGACCTGTCGCAGAGCGACGACATTACGGCTGTCGCTTATACCTTTAAGGAAGCCGATCTCTTCTGGAGCTGCGTGCAGCTCTATTTGCCGGAAGACGTGGTCGAAGAGCGCGCTCGGAAGGTGCCCGAATACGAAGTCTGGGTTCGGCTGGGCATTCTGAAGCTGACGCCCGGCGGCATGATCGATGTCAATTTGATTGAAAAGGATATCCGGGCGAACCTTCAGCGCTTCAAGGCGAAGGACATCGCCTTCGACCAATGGGGCTCGCTCCAGCTCGTCGGCTCCCTGTTCAATGACAGCTATCCGGCGCGGATCGAGACGAAGAACTCCGTCAACTCCACTCCGCCGGCTCGGGAGCTGGAGAGCCGCGTGAAGCGGGCGCGCTTCCGGCACGACGGCAACGCGGCGCTGCGCTGGCATGCGGCCAACACCGTGGTCACGCGTAAGGTTGACGGGAGCCTCGTGCCGAAGAAAGACCACGCCGAGAGCCCGAACAAGATCGACGGCATCGAAGCCATCCTCCGAAGCCTCTCCGGCTGGCTGAAGGCCGATCCGAAGAAGGGCGGCGGCGGCCAATATCAAGCCATGGTCTTCGGCTAGTGCCGGCGGCGTGCGGCTGGCGTAAAGCGCTGGAGAGCCGCTGGTAGGGCTGCTATAATGCTGGCGTTGCCGCAGGTTCGCGAGAAGGTCGCCAAAGCGCCGGGACGCCCGGCCGTGGCGGAGCCCCGAAGCTGCGTGGCGGCGATACGCTTGACGCCTTCGGAATACGACGGCCTGATCCAGCTCGCCGGCACCGGCTCGGTCTCGGACCTCGGACGGGAGCTGCTCTCCGAAGCGCTCCTCGCTCGCTCCCTCCGGTCGCAGCGGTCAGGCTTGTCCGTCTGAATTTCCGTTAACGAAAATACCGACACCGACGCCTCAGGCTTTATCCTGCTCGGCGTCCAATGGCCGTCAAGAACCGCAAGCCGAGCGCGCTCGAAAAGGCGTTCAGCACTCTGGTCATCAAACAGATCGATGAAGACCAGCGCATTATCACGGGCATCGCGTCGACGCCGGCTCCGGACCGCGTCGGCGACATTGTCGAGTCCGAAGGCGTCGAATATACCCTCCCGCTGCCGCTCCTGAAGCACCACGACTGCGAATGCCCAATTGGGCAGGTGACGAAGGCGAAGGTTACAGCGGACGGCATTCAGATCACGGCGCAGGTCTTCAAGGTGGCCGAGCCGGCCAGCCTTGTCGATCGACTCGACCAAGCGTGGCAGGAGATCAAGAGCGGCCTTATCCGAGGGCTCTCTATCGGCTTCCAGCCAATCGAGTATTCGTTCATGGAAGACTCGGGCGGCATCCGGTTCATTCGCTGGATGTGGCTTGAGCTGAGCGCGGTCACGATTCCCGCGAATCAGGACGCCTCGATCCAGACGATCAAAAGCCTCGAGCTGGTCGGCCTCGGTCGGAAGAGCGCGACCTCCTTCTCGGACCTGCCGGTCGACTCCAACCGGGACGCCACATGGGACGCCTCGGCCGCTGACGGCCGCGTGCGGAAGTGGGCCAGCTCTGACGGCTCTGGCGACAAGGACAAGATGGACTGGAAGAAATACGCGAAAGCGTTTTTCTGGCAGGCCGCCAGTCCGCAGGACTACGGTGACTTCAAGCTCGGGTTCGCCGACGTAAAAGACGGCGCGCTGCAAGCGGTGCCGCGCGGCATCTTCGCAGCGGCCGCTGTCCTTCAAGGCTCCCGAGGCGGCGTCGATCTCCCGAGCGGCGACGAGGCCGGAGTCAAGGATCATGTCGCGCGCTACTACGCCAAGATGCGGCGCGTGTTCAACGACGACACTCTCATGGCTCCATGGGAGCAGGAAGGCTCCCGCTCGGTTGCGAACCGCCGAGAAGCCGCCAAGCAACACCGAGCGTTCGCCACGAAAGCACTGCCCGGCGCTTCGGGCTCCACTACCACCCGTCCACAGAAAGGGACCGACATGCGAAAGCCCCTTGCCGAGCAGATCAAGACGTGGGAAGCCACGCGGGCTGCGAAGGCCGCCAAGCGGGACGAGATCATGGAGAAGGCGGCCGACGCCGGAACCACTCTCGATGCCGCACAGAAGGAAGAGTACGACACGCTCGACGGTGAGCTGAAAGACATCGACGAGCACCTTGACCGCCTCCGGAGCATGGAGAAGGCAGCAGCCTCCACGGCCGCTGCGGTCGCCGGCTCCACGGCCGAGGAAGGCGCGGCCTCGCGCGGCCAGCGCGTGATCACGGTCAGCGAGCCGACGCTCCCGAAGGGCATCGAGTTCGCGCGCTACGCCATGTGCCTCGCGGCGGCGAAGGGCAACGCCCACATCGCGTACGAGATCAGCAAGGCGCGGTTCCCGAACATGCAGCGCGTGCAGGAAGTGCTGAAGAGCGCGGTCGCGGCCGGCACGACCACGGACCCGGCATGGGCCGGCTCGCTCGTGCAGTACATCCAGTTCGCCGGAGACTTCGTCGAGTTCCTCCGGCCGCAGACGATTGTCGGGCGCTTCGGTCAGGGCGGCATTCCCGCGCTGCGACAGGTGCCGTTCAACGTCATGATCAAGGGTCAGACGAGCGGCGCCTCCGGCTACTGGGTCGGGCAGGGCAAGCCGAAGCCGCTGACCAAGTTCGACGTCGATACGCAGACGCTCCGCTGGGCGAAGGTCGCGAACATCGCGGTCATCACCGAAGAGCTGGCGCGCTTCTCGACGCCGAGCGCGGAAGCGCTGGTGCGCGACGAGCTGGCGAGGGCCATCGTCGAGCGCCTCGACATCGACTTCATCGATCCCGCCAAGACGGCGGTGGCCGATGTGAGCCCGGCCTCGGTGACGCATGGCGCGGCCACGGTCGCCAGCTCGGGCACGGACGCGCACGCCATCGAGACCGATGTCAACGCTCTGTTCAACATCTTCGTCGAAAACAATCTGAACCTCGCGTCCGGGGTTTGGATCATGAGCGCCTCTTCGGCGCTCGCGCTGACGATGATCAAGAACGCGCTCGGGCAGCGGATCTACCCGGAGATGACGCTTCAGGGCGGCACCTTCTACGGGCTGCCGGTGATCGTCAGCCAATACGCGGCGCTCGACGGCTCGCCGGGCAACGCGGTGGTGGTCCTGTTGAACGCCTCGGACATCTATCTGGCCGACGACGGTCAGGTGGTGATCGATGTCAGCCGAGAGGCTTCGCTCGAGATGAGCGACTCCCCGACGAACGCCAGCGCAGCGGGCTCGCCCGAAGCGCCGGTGGCGACCTCGGTGGTCTCGCTCTGGCAGTCGAACAGCATCGGCATCAAGGCCGAGCGGTTCATCAACTGGGCGCGCCGCCGGCCGACAGCGGTGGCGTATCTGACGCGGGTCAACTGGGCAGGCGTCAGCGCTTCTCCGGCATAGCCTGAAGCCGGGCTCTGAGCCTTCGCAGCTCTGAGCCCGGCGCACGACAACGAGGCGCCGCGCTCTTTCGGTTGGAAGAGCGCGGCTCTTCGCTTAAGGTGTGGGGCCATGCCTCAGATGATTCAGATGCGTGCATTGGTCGCGTTTGACCGCAACGGAAAGCACGTCAAAGCCGGCGACCTCCTTCACGTATTTCCCATCGAAGCCGCCTCACTGCGTTATCTCAAACGAGCTGACTACGCTCCGCATGCGAAGCCGCCGGCGCCGACGCCGGAGCCTCCGCCAGCGGAGAGCCGCCCGGTCTCGGACGAGGCACAGAGACCGCCGGCTGCCGCTCCGGCTTCGGAGCGCGTGCCAGTGCAGGCCCAGCAGGCCGAGGCCGTCGAGACGGCGGATGGCAGCCGAGGCCGGCGGACGCGCACCAGCAGTCCGACGCGGCGCGACATTTCGAACGCCTCAGAAGGATAGCGGCTCCGTGAAGCTACTCGGCCTTGAGATCGGGAGGGCGGTTCCGGTCGTGCAGGCCGAGCCCGTCAACGAGCAGGCGCTCGTCTCCGCCCAGCGCGGCATCCCGATTCCGAACCCTCCGGCCTCGCTCTCGCCGGCCAGCTCCTCCGGCTGGTGGCCTTTCGGGTGGCTCCGCGAAGCCTTTCCCGGCGCGTGGCAGCGCGATATTAAAACGCCGGTTGTTGATGTCCTGACCTACGGCGCGGTCTTCTCCTGCGTCACGCTCATTGCGTCCGATATCGCCAAGATGGGTCTCGGCATTGTCGAGCGCGTCAAAGACGGCACAACGATCCCGGCGATCAACTCCGCATGGTCGCCGGTGCTGAAGAAGCCGAACCATTATCAGATTCGCATCATGTTTGTGATGCAATGGCTGATCAGCAAGCTCACGTGGGGGAACGCCTATGTGCTGAAGGAGCGGGACAACCGAGGCGTCGTGACTTCGCTCTATGTGCTGGACCCGAGCCGCGTCATTCCGCTCGTCGCCTCTAACGGCGATGTCTATTACGCGCTGACGGAAGACCTGCTCGCCGGCATCAAAGCCGGGATTCCGGCGATCCCGGCATCGGAGATCATTCACGATGTCATGTATCCCATTTATCATCCGCTGGTCGGGCTGAGCCCGATTCATGCCTGCGGCTTGGCCGCGATTCAGGGCCTCCGCATTCAGGTCAACAGCGCGAAGTTCTTTGAGAATGGCGCCGCGCTCGGCGGCGTCCTGACCGCTCCCGGCGCCATTTCGAACGAGACCGCCGAGCGGCTGAAACAATTCTGGGAGAGCAAATACGTCGGCGCCTCGAATGTCGGCAAGGTGGCGGTCCTCGGCGACGGTCTGAAGTTCGAGAAAATGACCATGTCGAGCACCGACGCGCAGTTGATCGAGCAGCTCAAGTGGACCTCGGAGAATGTCTGCACTTGCTACCATGTGCCTCCGCATAAGGTCGGCGTGCAGCCGCCTCCGACGCATACGAACATCGAAGCGCTCGACCAGCAATATTATTCGCAGTGCCTTCAGATCCTCGTCGAGTGTGTGGAGGGCCTGCTCGACGAAGGGCTGGCGATCAAGAATCCCTACTCCGTCGAGTTCTCGCTTGACGACCTGCTCCGCATGGACTCGGCCACGCTCATGGACGTGCAAGCGAAGGGCGTCGGGGCCGGACTCGTTGCGCCGAACGAAGGCCGAAGGAAGCTGAACCTTCCGCCGGTGGTCGGCGGCCAAACGCCGTATCTGCAACAGCAGAACTTCTCGCTCGCGGCGCTCGACGCACGCGACAAAGCTGGGCCGGCGCCAAGCACGGTGCCGGGAGCCGGCGGTGCGGCCGCTCCGGCGACCTCGGAGCCGAAGCCGCGCGTCTCCTCCAACGAGGAACCCGAAACGGAAATTCTGGAGGAGGCGATCTTCCTCGAAGCGCTGGAGCTGAAAATGACGGAGTTCTTCGATGCAGCTTGATGGCAAACAGCTCGCCGAGCTGGTCGGCATCGGCATTCAGAAAGCCGTGCGGCCGCTGCTCGAGCGGATCAAGCTCGTCGAAGCGCGGCCGCTGGCGCGCGACGGCAAGGACGGCCGCGACGGGCTCGAGGGCAAAGCCGGGCCTCAGGGCGATCCGGGACCGCAAGGCCTGAAGGGCGACAAGGGCGACCGAGGCGAAGCCGGGCCGGAAGGGCCGGTCGGGAAGCAGGGCACCATCGGCCTGCCGGGCGAGCCGGGTCCTATCGGCGCGCCGGGCGCGGACGGGCTGCCGGGGCCGAAGGGCGAAGCCGGCGAGCCGGGCACGGCCGGAGGGCCGGGTCCGCAAGGGCCAGCCGGGCCGCCCGGACCCATGGGGCCGCTCGGGCCTCCGGGACCGCAAGGCATGCCGGGCGATCCCGGTCCTATCGGCCCCGCCGGCCCAGAAGGGCCTGCCGGGCCGCAGGGCGCGCCGGGGGAGCCGGGCTTGCCCGGTGCGAAGGGCGAGCCGGGCGATCAGGGCCAGCCGGGGCCGCCGGGGCCTGCTGGGCCTCCCGGCAGCGCTGGGCCGCAAGGAGAGCCCGGTGTGCGCGGCGAGGCGGGCCTTCCCGGCGATCCGGGACCGCTCGGGCCGGCTGGGCCTCCGGGACCGGCTGGCGTGCAGCCGTCCGAGCTGCTCAGCATGTCGGAGCGGCTGGCGGCTATCGATGTCGAGCTGCCGAAGATGCTTCCGCTCTCCGCCTTGGAGGCGAAGCTCGCGGAGCTGCGCGGCGCCTTCGCGGCCGAGATCGCGGCGGCCACGAGCCTCGTCACCGAGTTCGCCACGAGCCTGACGAAGCGCATGGAGGCGGTCGAAGCCTTCAAGCCGGAGCCCGGTCGCGATGGCCGCGACGGCCGCGACGGTGCGCCGGGCGAGAAAGGCCTCGACGGCGCCGCTGGCAAAGACGGCCGCGACGGCTTCGGCTTCGACGACCTCTCGGTCGTCAAGAGCGGCGACCGGCTCTTCCTGCTGGTCTTTCAGCGCGGCGACGAGCGGAAGGAATTTCCGATCAGCTTTGACGGGCTCGTGCTCGACAAAGGCGTGTGGCGAGAGGAGCGCAGCTTCGAGCGCGGCGACGGCATCTCCTACGGCGGCTGCTTCTGGATCGCGCAGAAGGACAGCCAAGGCGCGCGGCCGGGCACGTCCGACGACTGGCGGCTGGCGGTCAAGCAGGGCCGCGACGGGAAGCAGGGCCTCACCGGGCCGAAGGGCAAGGACGGGGCGCCGGGCAAAGACGGCAAAGACATGAACCTTCGGCGGTAGCGTGGTCAACAACATGTGGGAGCTGCCGCAGGAGCGCCGCGCGCTCCTCGAGACGCGGGAAGCTGCGCGGCGCAACGAGATCCTCAAGAACAGCCACAAGGTGCCTCCGCTCTGTCCGGGCGGCACGGTGGTCTGCCTCGGCTGCGGGCCGAGCCTCGTCAAAGCCGACGTCGACTGGGCGCACGCCAAAGGCGCCACGATCATTGCGGTCAACGACGCCTACACGCTGGCGCCATTCGCGGCCGCGCTGATGGCCTCGGACGGCGCGTGGTGGATTCACAAGAAGCCGGCATTTGCCGGGCTCCGCTATTCGCTCGATCCCTCGGCCAGCCGCGTCAAGGGCGTGATCGTCCTGAAGAACACCGGCACTGATGGCATCGAGCAGGACCCGGCCGGCCTCCGCACGGGCCGCAATTCCGGCGCGGCTGCTGTGAACCTCGCGGTCCATTTCGGCGCGAAGCGGATCATCTTGATCGGCTACGACATGGGCCACCAGAGCTCGAAGCGGTCCCACTTCTTCGGCAACCATAAGTTCCCGCTGCGCGACGGCTCGCCGTTTCCGGTTTTCATCGAAGCGTTCAAGCGCCAAGTCAACCCGCTGAAGCAGCTTGGCATCGAAGTAGTAAACTGCTCCCGGCAGACCGCGCTGACGTGCTTTCCACGGCTCCCGCTCGAGGACGCGCTTCCGTGAAGCGCTGGCCGGCTGTGCTCTCCGAGGAGGAGACGCTCGACGAGGTGCTCGCCGGGCGTAGCATCGCGCGCTACGGCGACGGAGAGTTCAAGCTCTGTCAAGGCGCCAGCATCAAGAGCCAGCAGTTCGAGCCGAAGCTCGGGCGGCGGCTCCGGGCGATCCTGCTGGAGCGGAGCAAGGCCGACTGCATCGTGGCGATCCCGAACCTGAACGTGCCGACTAAACCGTTCTGGGACGGCTTCAAGACGCCGAAGACCACGGCGCTCTTCGACATGAAGCGCGTCTACGGCTCGGCCTTCATCTCTCGGCCTGACAGCGCGCCATGGATTCACCAGCCGCGCTACTGGCGGAAGGTAGAGAGCCTCTGGAAAGGGCAGGAGGTGACGCTCGTGCGCGGCTCTGGTAAGAGCCTCACGGCGGGCGTGCTGGCCTCGGCCAAGGCGGTCAACGAGATCATGTGCGCGCGGCAGCATGCGTGGGCCGAGCGCGAGGAGCTGCTGGAAAAGATCGGCCGGCCTCGGCGCGTGCTGCTCTGCTGTGGGCCGACGGCCACGGTGCTGGCCGCTGACTTAGCGGAGCGAGGCGTTCATGCCATCGACCTCGGACACATCGGAATGTGGTTTAAGCGACTCGACAAGAGCGCACTCGACGCGCTCGAAATCGGGCGGGCGGAAGAGCGGGCCGAGGATGCAGCCGACCATACCGTTGGATGAAGTCGCGCTCCGCCTGCTCTGCGCCATGGTCTCGAAAGGCGAGCCGCATAGCCTAACCACGGTGCGTGAAGCTTTCGCGCTGGCGCTCAATTTCCACGACCACGCAGCGCTGATCAGGAGTCGCAAAGGCGAACCGCTCGCCTTCGACGATAACGGGGTATGATGTCGCGGCGACAATTCAAAGCCAACGCTGTCGTGCCGCGCTGGCGCGTGCCGCTGGAGTGGGCCGGGCAGCGCTGCTTTATTATTGCCGGCGGCCGAAGCGTAGCCGATCAAGCGCGCCTGATCCCGAAGCTTCGAGGCCGCATTATCGCCATCAAGCAAAGCGTGGCGCTCCGCCCGACGGCCGATGTCATGCTGCTGGCTTCGCGGGAGGACTGGTTCGTCTGCCGCGACTACTTCCGGCTCTATCGCGGGCCGCGCGTCATTTGCCGGTCGAATTATCCCAACATGCCGAAGGGCACGCTCTATCTGCGGCGCAGCAAGGAGGCGCTGTCTCGGGACCCGGAGCACCTTGCCGGCCTCGACGCCGGATCGAGCGCGATCAACCTCGCGGCGCTCTTCGGCGCGAAGGAGATTGTCGTGCTCGGCATGGACATGGTGCAGGGCCGGTGGGTGAGGAGCCACCCGACCATGCCGGTGATTCCGGACTGGCACTTCAAGCTGCACCTCCAAGGCCTGCAACGCATGGCGCCGGAGCTGAAGCGCGACGGCATCCGCGTTATAAACTGCTCGCCGATTTCCGCCGTCGAATGCTTTGAGCGGCGGGAGCTGAGGGAGTTTCTATGACGGCGATGGACGAGCTTTCGGTCACTCTCGAATTTCGGCCGCGTCCGCTCTGGCGGCCGCTCGGCCTTCGAGCCTTCGCGCGTTGGTATCGGGAAGCGCGCCGCTATCACGGCCGCGTCGTCTCGGCTTTCTGCGCCTGCCGGGTGGCGCGCTGCGAAGTCTTCATTAACGGCAAGAAGCGAACCCATGACGCGTGAGCAGCTCATCTCCGAGGCCTATCTCGAAGAGCAGCGCATTCTACACGCCTCTCCGCGCGGCTACGGCGGCCGAGGCGACAAGTGGGCGTCGTTCGTTCTGGAGCTGCTTAAGGCGCACTCGCTTGCCTCGATGCTCGACTACGGCTGCGGTCAAGGCTCGCTCTGCCGGGCGCTGCTGGACGGCTTCGGCGACTTCCGCATCGTGGAAGGCTTCGACGGGATGGTGGAGCTGCGCGAATACGATCCCGCCATTCCGGGCAAGGACGAGCCGCCCAGCGCGCCGGCCGACCTCGTGGTCTGCACCGACGTGCTGGAGCACATCGAGCATGACAAGATCCACGCCGTGCTCTGCCACCTGCGCGAGCTGACCGGCCGCGCGCTCTTCGTAGTCGTCTCTCTGGTGCCAACCGCAAAGACGCTCCGGAATGGTAAGCAGGCGCACATCCTGCTGCGCTCCGAGGAATGGTGGCGCTATCAATTCGAGGAGCATGACTTCGCGCTGGGCAAGACCGTCAAAGGCCGAGACCCGAAGAAAGACCACAAGCAGTTCGCGGCAGTGTGGAAGCCATGCGGAAGATAGAGGGGCTCTTCTGGCCGGACGATGTTGCTGATAAATGGCAGCATTCGCTACGGCATATGGCGTCCCTCGACTGGACGCTGAAGCATTGCGGCGGCCGGCGCACGGCGGTGCAGGCCGGCGGCAATATCGGCATCTGGCCTCGGCGCATGGCGGAGGCCGGCTTCCGGCGCGTCCTGACCTTTGAGCCGGACGTCTTTAGCCGAAAGTGTTTGGAGCGCAATGTGTCGGCGCGCGTCGAGGTATATCCCTACGCGCTGGGCGCTGCCGCTGGTGAATGCGATATCCACCACAGAAGCCTCGGCTCCCATCGCGTTGTGGAAGGCTCGGGCGTCAACATGGTTCCGCTCGATTCTTTTCGGCTGGAGGATGTCGATCTGCTCCAGCTTGACATCGAGGGCTACGAATGGCACGCGCTCGCCGGCGCCGTCGATACCCTGACGCGCTGCCGGCCCATGGTGCACATCGAGCTGCGCGGCTTCACGGAGAAATACGGCCATTCCGACGAGGAGGTGCGTGAGCTGCTCCGCCGGCACGGCTACAAAGAGCTAAAGGCGCTTCCCGGCAACGACTTCGTCTTTAAGGTGCTGTCATGATTCCAGTCGAAAACTACGAGGCGGTCTGCCGCGCGGTGCCCTATCGCGTCAAGGGCGTGTTCTATTCGGAGCTGTATCTCTTCCTGCAAGCCTGCTCCGACAACGACGTCAACCTCGTTATCGAGAGCGGGGTCAAGCACGGCATGTCGACGCGGTTGCTGGCGTCCGCATGGCCGGGAGAGATCATCAGCATCGACCGCGACGACGGCATTATTCCGGAGGTTGTCGAAGGCGTGCAATTCATGGAGGGCGATTCGCGGGAGCTGATACCGATGATCCTGCGCGCCTACAAAGGCCGGCGCGCGGCGGTCCTAATCGACGGACCGAAGGGAGAGACCGCGCTCCAGCTCAAGGCCGCGATCTGGCAAAGCGACATTGTGCGCGTCGTGGCGATACACGACCTTCCGCTTGAGGCCGTGCCGAGCTGCCACCGGCACAGCCATGAGCCGAGCTTCCGGACGAGCGTTGGGCGCCGGCTCGACGCCTTCATCGCGCACGACTATGCCCGGAAGTATCCAAACGGAACCGGCTTGGCAATCTGGGAGAAGAAGCAGTGAGCTACGACAAGCCGCGCATGATGGATGCGCTGACGCTGGTGATGCCTTACTACGACAACCCGACCATGCTCTCCGAGCAGCAGCGGCAGTGGATGAAATATCCAGAGGAGATGCGCCAGAAGCTTCACGTTGTCATCGTTGACGACTGCTCTCCGCGCTGGCCGGCTCGTGAGCGCGTGCTCGAGCCGGAGATACTCGGGCTGGCCTCGTTCAGCCTGTATCGGACGCTCGTCGATGTCCGGTGGAACTGGCTCTTCTGCCGAAACCTCGGCGTCTCGGTGGCGACCACGAACTGGGTCTTGATGACGGATATCGACCATGTCATGCCGGGCAAAACCTTCGCGGCTATCCTCGAGACGAAGCTCTCGCCCGGTATGGCCTATCGGCTCTCCAGAGTCGACGCTCCGCTCGGCACGGCTTACAAGCCGCATCCGAACACATGGATGATGACGCGGGCGCTCTTCGACAAGATCGGCGGCTACGACGAGCGCTTCTCCGGCTTCTATGGGACTGACGGAGAATTTCGGCGCCGTGTGCAGGACCGCGCCGACGGGATCATCATGCTGCCGCATACCATGGTCCGCTATCCGCGCGAAGTGATCGCCGACGCCTCGACCACGACCTATGGCCGGAAGGAGCCGCAGGACCGGTCAAATGTCAAGCGTATCGTCTTGGAACGCGCTGAGATTCCAAAGTGGGAAACGAAGCGACTAACCTTTCCCTATGAGCGGCTGGTATGAGTAGCGCGCCTCTGACGATTGTCTGCTGGAAATGGAGCTCGCCGGGCTATCGCTCAGAGTTTGGTCCAGAGGCCGTCAATGTCCTGCGGCGCATGGTGAGCCGGCATTACGTGCGGCCGCACCGGTTCTGCTGCGTCACGAACGAGCCGAAGGGCATCGATCCGCAGGTTGAAATCATTCCAGACCGCGAAGACTTTAAGGACATCCCGAGCCCGCACGGCGGCAGGAACCCGAGCTGCTACCGCCGGCTGCGCCTCTTCGCTCCTGATGCCGGAGAGATCTTCGGGCCGCGCTTCGTGAGCCTCGATCTGGACTGCGTGATCGTGCGCGACATGATTCCGGTCTGGGACCGTCCGGAGCCGTTCGTGATCTGGGGCGACACGAACCCGAAGACGCTCTACAACGGAAGCATGATGCTCCTTAAGGCTGGCGCGCGAACAGTGGTGTGGAACAATTTCAACCCGAAACACTCGCCTCGGCTGGCGCAGTCGTCGGGCAATTTCGGGAGCGATCAGGCGTGGATCTCCTTCTGCCTTGGCCGGGGCGAGAAAAAGTGGAGCCGGATTGATGGGGTTTATTCCTACAGGAATGAGATAATGCGCCGGGGCTCGATGCTGCCTCCCGATGCGCGTATTGTGATGTTCCACGGGCTCACTGATCCATGGTCGCCGGAAGCGCAACGGCTCTCATGGGTTCGGCAGCATTGGATCTGAGGAGGCGCCGGTGCTTATCACGACTCAGCAAGCTATCGACCACCTGCGGCTGCCGCTGGCTATCGGCAGTCCGGGCCAGCTTCTTGACAGCTCTCAGGCGCGCGATCTCAACATGAAGATCGCGCAGGCCTCCGCCTTGGTCCTTGACTATATTAAAGTCAGCTTGACCTCTCCGCCCGACTGGGACGCCGAGGCGAACAACGTGCCGCTCGTCATTCAATGCGCCACGCTGGTGCTGCTGGCCGAGCTATGGCGCTTCCGAGGCGATGACCCGGCCTCTGTCAACGACGCGCCACAATATCCGGACGGGCAGCTCTCTCCGCAGGTAACGAATTATCTGCGGCGCTGGCGCGATCCGGCCATGGCATAGGAGGAGCAGTGGACCGACGCGAAGCTCTGAAGGCGCTTGTTTCCCTGCCGGCCGTGGCGCGCATTTCGGTGGCCGAGCTGAAACCGGACGACGTGATAGTTATGGAATGCGACGGGCCGGTGAGCGCCGAGGCGGTCAAGCGTATCAAAGAGACCACCGAGGCTGTGTGGCCGGGGCGGAAGGTCGTCGTGCTATCCGACGGGCTCAGCATGAAGGTGGTGAGCGGTGGCAAAATCCCTTAAGCCGGCCGGCCTGCGTCAATGGCCGCTCCTGCTCCAGCGGCCGCCAGCCGGCGCCACGCGCGATGGCGACGGCAACTACTCGGAACCCTTTGAGACTTTCGCGGAAGTCTTCGGCAGCGTCCAGCCGGCCACGAACCAGCGGCTCGAGCGCATTACGCAGGCGTCCGTGATCGGCTCGGCCACGCATATCGTCACGATTCCCTTTCTGGAAGGCGTCGAGCTTCAGCAGCGCGTCATCCATCAAGGCAAGCGCCGGCTCGATATCACCGGCTTTGCGGACCCAGACGAAAACACCATCGAGCTGATCCTCGTCTGCAATGAGGTGAAACAGTAATGCCGCTGCCCGCTCAAGCGCCGGATAGCTCCCTCGTCGAAGACACGCTCATGGCCTTTCTTCGTAATGATGCCGCGCTGAAGAAGCTGTGCCCGGACGGTGTCTGGTGGGATGCCGGCGACGAGAAGGCCAAGCGCTTTATCGTGGTCTCTCTTGTGAATCATTCAGACGGCGTTGTCTTTGAGGGCCGAGCCTTCGAGAACTATCTCTTCCTCGTGAAAGCGGTGATGCTGTCCAATGCTGGCACCAGCGTGGCGAAGGCGGCCGCTCGTATCGACGTGCTGCTCAACAACGCCGTGATCCCGGTGGACGGCTTCGGCGAGCTGGCGCTCGGCCGGGAAAGCCGCGTGCGGGCCACCGAGCAGGACGCCGAGAACTCCGCGCTCCGCTGGCTGCACCGAGGTGGACGCTACGAAGGGCATGCCGGGATAGCCTCAGCTTGAATTTTCGTTAACTGAAATACCCGGCTTTCCCAGAGCCGAGCTATTATCTCGGCGCTGGCGTAAGCGCGTGTGGGCTCGGCGCGCCTTCGGCCTCCATCGGCCGGGCCATATTCGGGACGGGTCCACTGGGTAAAAAAACCAGTTCAGGAGGCCGCCCACATGATCAAGACAGGACGCTTCGGGCAGATCAAATACGATCCAGCCGGCGACGTCTCTCCGCTCAACCTCGCCATTGTCGGTTCCATCGACACGTGGAAGCTCTCGCAGAAGACCGACAAGGTCAATGTGACCTGCTTCGGCGATGCGAACAAGAAATACGTGACCGGCCTGCGCGATATCTCGGGCTCGGTCGGTGGCTTCTGGAACAGTGACGAGCTGACGCTCTTCCGCGCCGTGCTGGCGGCCACGCCCGGCATGCTGGAGCTGATCCCGAACACCACGGACGAAGCGGGAAGCCCGCTCGTTGTGCCGGCCTTCATCGGTCTCGCCTATCTCGATGTCGATATTGACACCGCTGTAGCCGGCGCGCCGAAGATCACGGGCACCTTCGTGGCGGCTGGCGACTGGACGCTCAACATCCTGTAGGCGTAAGGAGTGATCGAGCAGCTCAGCATACGCGGAGCTGCCGGATCTCTGCTCTGGGGCTATCGCGACGTCGCCGAGTTGGGCGCGTGGGTGGTCATCCGAGCGTTGCCGACGGACCAGAAGCGCAGCAAGCCGTCCGAGAAGCTCAAAGCCGATAAGCGGACGCCGAAAGGCTGGGAGCTTCTGGCACGGGTGCGGCGCGTCGAAGCCTTCCAGATCCGGCAGAAGCCTCTGTATTTCACGGCGCCTCGTCGCGGCGGGTTCTGGACGTTCCCGATCCTCGAGCCGCCCGAAGTGAAAGACGGCATCCTTCGCGCGCTGCTCGGACAGCCTGAGCGATGAGCAATAACCGATTCGTTCTTGACGGCTGGGAGGCGCTCCGGGCGGAACTACGCAACCTTCCGCCGTCTATGGTTGACGAGGCCTCTGGCATCGTGGCCGACGCAGCGCGCAACTCGGAGAGCGACATTCGGGCCGCCTACGAAGCGCACATCAAAGCCGGAGAGCTGAGCGCCGATCTCACGACCGTGATTCAGAAGGGCGGCCGCGCCTTCGCCGGAGCTATCGTGCGGAACACCTCGA